TGGTCTTCTACGTATAGTCAAGGCCTTGACTATTTCAGAGTGTCTTTTTTGTTCCTCAGAATCTTCTTCTTCTCTAAAGTTAACCTGTTGTTCACGTTCTAATTTTATATCGACACTGTTTTGCACCATCAATTTATAAATTTCACCGAGATATTCGGCGTTAGACATTGAATCGGTGTCAGTTATCTTTTCTGTTGAACCAAATTTTTTGTGCAGAATATCACCAATTTTATTGACAGACCTTTTTAAAAATCCAGCCGATTGTTTAGTTTTTTCAGACGCAACAGGGCTTGACGATTTATCGCCTGTGCCTTCTTTTTTATTTCCGAATAACTTCATTTATTTCTTTGTCGTTCTTTTAGTTTTTGGTTTTCTTCTTCCAAATATTGAATCAACATGGCGACATAGATATCTCGTTCCCAAGGTATCATATTTTCAAGTTCGGTAAGACTATACTTATGGTGTTGCATCAAAGAAAAGTTAGTCTTGTAGTAATTTTTTAAATCATCATAACAAAGTATTAGCCGAAAAAACTTTCGAGCCCTTCCACATCCAAGTGGTGTTCGAAACCACATTTGGAACAAGTCATATCAATTTTCTTAGATAGTTTAGGAATACTATTAAAGAACTTTTCCAGTTTTTCAAACTGTTCTTGGTTCAATTGTTCGATAAACTCAACCAATTCTTGCACAGGAACTTCTTTTGCATAGTGGAATTGTTCACCATCATAAACATATTCAATTGACTGTGCCAACATATTGAAGGTAACTTCTGTGATGTTATCCATATCAATAGAATCTTTAACCAACTTAAATGGTGGATATTTCATCTTGATAGTGATTGTGTCGGTCAATTTAATTTCTGGATCCACATATTCTTCTTGTACTGGTTGTATCTCAGTCAAATCAATCTTGGCTTCCATAATGTTGCCACAGACTTTATCATCAACCTCATTGTTGCAACGGTACTTTGATTCGGAGATTTCACTGACTGATTTTGCTCTCAACTGTAGGAAATAATATTCAATATCTACAATTGGCAATTCATCAATGTCCACATCTTTAGACAAGGTACATACAGTCAAAATTTCTCTGACATTGTGTTGAATTGTTTTTGCATCAGAAGATTCTAAGGCCATCATCAAGGCCTTTTGTTCTTTGACTAGATACGGTCTATATTTAATTTTCTTTTTAGAAAGTGGTAATTCCAGTTCATAAGTTGGCACTTCAAGTTTTGGTAAAGCCATAATAACTCCTTAATTTATTCATTAAAATTTATTGGTGATGATATAGAATTTGCCATGTCATTAAATCCACTTGAGACAGCATTTCCTATAGAACCACCTAATCCACCCAATTCGCTTGCAATGGAATCCAAACCTGCATCCAAAAGGTCCATACCCAAAGCTTGTAGAGACAAATTTTTCCAATATGTGTATGCAAATGTTACTGTCAGTTTATGATACCCATCTCCGTTCCAATCTAAATCCAACTGATTCATGGAAATTGGATATGCATCCATCAAACTGACGGCATATGTTTTTTCGTTTGAAACATTGTATTGGTTGATTGTCAAAGTTGTTGCGTAATTTTCTTTGTAACGCATATTGTAATTGTATGTTGGATTTATGTAATTCAACCAACCATCAAAAAGCAATCTCTGTTGCATATCATCATCAACAATGAATGTCAAATCAATATCATTGTATGTTGTGAGATATGGATGTTTTTCTATTGGACCATAAGTCTTTTGATCCGTTGTTGCAAATGTTCTTCCTGGCAATGTGGCCACTTCACATCTGTAATTTAGTCTACGTGCAGACTTTATATATGGTACCAAAGTTAATGGTAGAGGTATTTCAACATCGAACCTACTGGTTCTAGCCAAATCACCAGAAAAACTTGATTTAAAATCGTTGAGTGTGCGTGCCATTTAAGAATTCCTTATTTCTTGGACCGAATCTTTCCAGACTTCTTGTGGTTTTGCCTTTTTGAACTGTTGAATTGGTAAATATGTTGCAATATCCCATTCATTAGGTTCTACAGCCAGAATTCTGGATTTTATATGACTGTATAGGTAGTGTTTGATGCAAGGCCTGAATTCTTTTAACCTAGAAGAAGCTTCCAGGATTTGATAGGTGATACGGATTCGCTTTATTTCATCATTCTCATCATAGATTGCGAAATTCAATAACTTACGCAGGAAAAGAACCCTATACTTTAACGGCAAATAATGTAGATTTAACCCAATAAACCCATCTGATTGTCTTTTAAGTGGTAATACCAGTGGAAATCTGTCATAATATGGTAAATTTGCCTTACCTTTTGGATCATACACAAAGTAATACATGCCACCCATTAAAAATTTCTGTCTGTCTCCTGGTCTTGTCCATCTACTTTGTTCTTTTGTAATTGGAACAGATAAACGTGTTGGATTTCTAAGCGCTGCAACTTTTTGCAACAACCAACGCAAAGATTCACGGCTCATCGTTGGATATTGAGCCGCTATCTTTTCTTCTGATAATGTGGTGAGTATGGATTTTGTCGTCATTGGATATTTAGTTACAGTCCAAGATGGTCTTCCGTTATTAACTTGAACTCCCAACCTCTATCCAAACAATATTCTGTTGCAGCCTTCCATTTGGCTTGATTGACGCCCCATGTGACAACCTCTTGTATGTATTGTTTCGTAACACGTTTCTTCTTTTCAGGTTCCATTGTTTGTTTTTTTGGTTTTACTTCAAGCATCATCGTTCTTGTTTGCCCATTTTTGTCCTTAACTTTAACAACAAAGTCTGGAAAGTATCGGTGCATACGATTATCAACTGGTGATTTATAGGGAATTATCAATTCTTCTGAGGCCCAAGACACAATACTTGGATTTTTGTCGAGCCAATTCATCACTCGACATTCCCATGATGAGCGATATATAATGTTTTTGTGGTCTCCCATGTATTTTTGGGGATTTGAGGGTCGAAACGTTCCTGAATATGCCATAAATACTATATATCACTCTTTCAGAAAACAAAACGATGGCACTTATTTCAATACCAACATCAATTGGCGGGATTAATATACCGGGTGGATTACTAGGCGGTCCACTTGGATCATTATATGATAGTGGCGGACTGGACTTTGTACAATATCCAAGAGACTTAGGTAGTTCCACCAAATCACATTCAGTATTCTTTACAATCGAAGAAGTTAAAGAAATTGGTTTGGATGGTTTATATGTTCAAAATAGAGAATTTGTTGATACTTTTGCAGACACTGCTGGTGATGGACTAGATGCAATATCTGGATTTTCTTTTAATTCTGTTTCGACAGATGCAGCTGCTTTTGTAACAAATGCATCAGATAGTGTAAGGACAGTTCTTGATGATCCTAGTGCCGCTAGGTCCGCTGTAACATCAGGTTTAAATACTGTAGTAGACGGTCTTAATACTGCATCACAAGGTGTTGCTGGTCTTGCAAATTTCTTTAGTGAGAGAAAAGGAACACCAGTCGGTTACATATCACTATACATGCCGGAAAACTTTTCTTTGAGTTCTGGTGCATCTTATGATGATAGTACAACACTAGCATCAGCTGCAGGTGCAGTACCACTTTTAGGTAAAGTTGTAAGTAAATTCACCGATGCAGTAAATAATGAAGCCACAAAAGTTATATTGAACAAAGCTGGTTATGTTTTCAATCCACAGAAACAAATGTTGTTTCAAGGTATTGATTTCAGAACATTTGATATGTCATTCACATTTACACCATACTCAGCAAGAGAAGCTGAAGATGTTAAACAAATCATTAAAATGTTTAGAAAGTGGGCTGCACCAGCTGCATCAACTGCTTTTGCAGGTATGTTTTGGGTGCCGCCTGCTTATTTTAACATTGATTTCCGTTTTCAAGGCAAAACAAATCCAAATCTACCAAGATTACAAAAATGTGTTGTTGAATCAATTGATGTAAATTATGCACCAAATGGATGGTCAACACACACAGATGGTGCACCGGTACAAAGTACTGTAACCATCACATTTAAAGAAATTATCTTGGTTGACAGAGCATCAATTGAGGCAGGATACTAATGCAATATTTTAATTCATTACCTAAAATAAGATACGTGGACCAAAACAATGTTGCCACGGCCTATACAAATTTGATGGCAAGAGCAAGTGTTATACCGAGTGTGTTAAATAATGCACTGGTATATTATACCTATGATATACAAGACGGTGATACTCCTGAAATTATCGCTTACAAATATTACGGAGATATCAATCGTTTTTGGATTGTTTTATATTGTAATCAATTAAATGATCCATTGTGGGATTGGCCATTAAGTTCAAATAAATTTGAAAAATATATTCTAAACAAATATAATACTGGTAATTTAAATTCTATTCACCATTATGAAAAAATTACCACACAAACAAATATAAACACAAACACAACAACCGTTGAAACTGAAACAATTTCACAAGAAGCTTACAACAGCTTGCAACCTAATACAACAACAACATATACATTGGGTTCAGAAACAATTCAGGTAAATGTTACGAGAAGAACAGTTACAAATTATGAATATGAAATTTCTTTAAACGAGTCAAAAAGAAATATAAAAATATTGAATAGTATTTATGCTGATAAATTAGAAGCACAATTTTTGGAATTGATGAAGTAATATGGCTGAAGATACTAACGCACCAGCAGGCGGACCAAGATATGCACAAGACTTCAACTTGGAAGCAGTGGATATTATTACCGATTATGGTGATACATTTAAATTAAAACACTTAGTTGTTGAATTGTCCTTTTTTGAAGACATATATTCTTTTGCATGTTCTGGTAACGTAATATTACGTGACGCTGTTGGTATTATTGAAAAATTAAGACTTGATGGTTCAGAATTTATTGAGATTATCTACGGAAAATCAAAAAAACAATCATCAGAATATAAAAATTCCAGAAAATATAGATTATATAAGGTTGGTAACAGAAAACCAGCTGGCAATAAAAACTCTGAATTTTTTACGATGTATTTTTCATCAGAAGAATTGTTTTTGTCCGAACAACTGAAGGTTTCGAAATCCTTCAAAGGAACAGTAATATCCGACATTGTAAGTAGTTTACTTCTGGATGAATTCAATGGATTAAAAGTTAATCCTAAAAAGATTAAATACATACAACAAACATATGGTGTCTATGATTTTGTTATACCTAGATTAAAACCATTTGAAGCAATAAGTTGGTTATCAACATACGCAAGGCCAGATATTAATGGCGGCGCAGATATGTTATTCTATGAAACAAACGATGGATTTTACTTTCAATCAATACAATCAATGTTTGCGGATACTCCTTATGCAACATACAAATATCAACCATCAGATTTGAATTTTAAAAACAAAGCTGAGAATATGTTTAATATTTTGGATTATGAATTCATAAAAACATATGACACCTTAGAAGCAACAAATTCTGGTATGTATGCCAACAGATTGATTTCAATTGATCCAATTAAAAGAACAAAGACCGTTACAAATTTTAGTAAAGATGAATTGGGATATACATCATCCGGTTCAGCAATCAATAGATTTGGTAAACATCAAACACAGATGTATGAAAGTTCTTTGAAACTGGCATTCAGCAACTCTAATCAAATTGACCAAGAATACATAAGTCAAAAACCAGACGGTGTGGCCAAAGATATATACATAGAAACTTATGTGCCTAATAGGACTGCACAAATTGCTTTGTCAAACTACACTTTAATGAAAGCAATTATACCAGGAG